CCGCCTTATCTTTTTCCTCCCCCTGCCCTATACTTTACTTACAGGCGTTGCCGCGCCGAGTATTTAGTGAAGGAAATATTATTATGGAATTAACAAAAGAAAATTTAACTTTTGCTCTATCACTTATTGGCACGCTTGGTACTATTTCTGGCTGGTGTTACTATTGGATAACCTCTCACAAAAATACACATCCCTCTCACATCCTCCTATTCACTTGCCAATATTCCGAGATTAACTCGTCTTTCTATCCTTAATGTCAGTACCACTCTTGGTCACACTAGGAATTAAGCCACACATCAGGCCAAACACCTTATTTTGACCAGCTTCATCCAGCATGGGAGCCATAATAAGGATATTTTTTAATGTGTCATCCGTTAATTGGATAGAGTTAATGTCCTGCATAGTTTCTCACCTCGCTTTCCCAAAATATGCTATAATTTTTTTATTAACTTTAAAGGAGGACTAGCCAATGCCCAACATACCTAACAATACTGATTGGAGCGCTACTGCTGCCTGGATTGCTTTGGCAATTTCTATCATCACTCCAACCATCTCGCTACTTCTTAACAATATTCATCAGCGCAAACTTAAACAACTTGAACTACAACATGAAACATCCACTGATTATTACAAACAATGCAAAGAAACATACGAAAATTTCATTACGCAAGCTTCATCACATCTCTACTCATTAGGTGGAAACCAAATTGATTATGAACGTGCTTACCAAAAACTATTTCTTTATATTCCGAAGGAACACTGGCCTGTACTTAGAACTTTAAATAAAGAACTAAAAATACATTCCAAAAATAAAGAAGCAACTTGTCCAACATATGATTTGGTTATCGAAATATTGGGAGATTTACTGCAAAAACAGCAAAAACAAATCCCAGTAGGATATTCCACAGCAGTAGGACGAATTTTCCAGCACTTTTCTCAAGCGTTCCGTAAAAAAAGGAAGTCAGATTAAAAAGTGTTGTAATAATAAAAATTGGGATTATATTCCATTGATTTATTTTTATTACCTCCTAATATATAAGTGTAAGGTTTCAGTACCCAACAGCCAGTTAGGTATCATCTTCTTTCACCTCGTTTTTGTAGCTTATAAAAACATTATAGTTTCAATTTTGTTTTGCCAAATCAACAAGTATTTTTTACATCTTGTAAAAATACACCCAAAATGTTAAAATTACATCATGCCATTAGGCAATGAAGGGAGTGTGGTCATGTTAACCAAACTTTTGAACTTGCCTGTTCCCTTAGTATGAGGTCGCAACCGTGGTGCCAACGCACGTAAAACTGGCTAAATGTAGATTACTGGCATGGCGTTACCCGTGGTAAGCACCCCGTAAAAAGCGCTTGGTTGATATCTCCGTTAAAATATCTCACCATGCCGTGTACTCCTCATAATTCATCAACAATTAGGCATAATGCAGAACTAAAACTGCTAAAGTGATGAAATATCTGACAGAAGCATTTGGTGTTGTCAGATGCGGCGAAAGCCTGCAAGGTACATAGGGTAAACAAATTTAGGCAAGAGCCGATAGAGACAACACCTCTATTGGCTTTTTGTTATCTAGCATCCACACTCCATCTCCTCTTTCTCGTCGTAGAAATCTTTTGGATTTATTTCAAGAAAGTTACTGACAGCTATTAATTCATCCCCACGAATTTTACGATTCTTTTTTTCATTGAAAAAAGTATTATACAGGGCCATGTACGGAATACCTGTTTCCCTAGACATCACTGTCAATTGGATTCCCTTCTTCCTTATGTATCTGGCGATATTTCCCTCCAAACTCAAAATGTTAACACCTCCTTTGTTGTGACAAAGTGCCAATCATCTTTTTATCACGCTCCTTCCATTCTGCCCAATGTTATCCTTGCAATATTTTTCTTGCAAAGCGTAAGTAACTCATGGTTTACTGGTGCTGTTGCTGGATTCCTGTTAAACTTGTTTCAAAGTCAGTAATAACTGACATTGCCGAAATTGTGATTGTAAGTTCCGTCTCTCCATTGGCGGAACTTTTGATTTGGTAGTCCTTTACCGACGAAACGTCCACTCCGTTGATTGTCATACGAGTAATTCCGTTCTCTCTATGTAACCAAACTTCATTTCTCCCGTCTAATCTCATTTTGATACTCACGCTCCTTTCTCATGCGTCGGAAATATCCGTATTGATGATTTGCTTCCCCTCTCTTTTAACCAGTCTTAATTCCGCCACTTCCTACCCCACCTCTCTTTCTTCATTGTCTGGCGACCTTGGCTTCAGGAAGAAATCGGTATTTACGCCAAGCACACCGCAAATTTTTGCATATTCCTCTAAAGTCAACTTACGATTTCCATTCAGGGCAAGATTTAATTTTGTCAGATTGATTCCCGCTTTCTTTCCAACATGAGCCTGTGAAATTCCTTTTTCTTCTAAATAGTTTTTGATTTCCAAGCATTCTTTCAATTTCATCACCTCATTTCCAATTTTCTTGGAATCTGTAATTATAATAATCCAATATACTTGTATTGTCAATATGTTTTTTAAATAAATTTCAATATTTTTGGAATTTCTATTTACATTTTCTAAATAATATTGTAGTATCATCGTATAAGGAGGTGCACTCATGACGTTTGGTGAAAAATTGAAACAAGCTCGCGCTGATGCCGGTTTGAAACAATCTGAACTTGCCAGATTAATCGGCACAACAAATACAACTATTAGTAACTGGGAAAAAGGCGTTAGTAAACCAGACTTGGACATGCTTTCCTATATTTGTGGCGCACTACAAGTAACGGTTTCTTATTTTCTTCAACCGATATTACCTGATGACGAAGTAACTATTCCTGAATTTAACATGATAAAAAAATACCGCAAACTTGACAATAACGGTAAATCCCACGTTGATACAGTCCTCGACTGGGAAACCCAGAGAATGGAATTGTACAAGCAAGCACTGGCTGAAAGAGAACAACAAAAACCACAAATAGTAGAAATAGAAAAAGCTGCTCCGCCGCGCTACTCCATTATTTACTACCAGCGACTTGCTTCTGCGGGAACAGGAGAATATCTGTTCAATGACATTCCGACCGATATTATTGAAGTTCTGGACACACCAATCGCACGCCGGGCAGATTTCGCCCTAGGAGTAAA